CTATCGGACCGGCGACGCGAATGACCCGGACATCTATGTGCGGGCGGTTGCGGCGGTTCTCGGGTGCTACTCGCTGGACGTGATGAAGGCGGTTGCAGATCCCCGGCATGGGATCGCCTCAAAGAGCAAATGGCTTCCGACCGTCGCCGAGATCAAGGAAGCGTGCGAGGAGGAAATGGCGCCCGTGTACCGGCGCCAGCATCTCGCACGGTTGGAGCAAGAGCGGCGGACGGCGCTTTCCGCGCCACCTATTCCCCGCATGACGCGCGAAGAGATGGAAGAGAAGTATGGGCCGAACTGGGGGATCGACAATGAAGGTCAGAAAAACCGAACGGCACCCTTGTCGCTCGATGACATGTGCCGAGAGGCCGGCATATCCCGGGAGGATTTCGAGGAAATCAACACCAGGGCCGAAGAGAGCATGCGCCAGCAGGGCTTACTGGTACCAAGCCAACGCGACGCGAAGAGGATCGGGAAGATCGTCGGCGGCATCGTCGGACAAGGGCGATGAAGCGCGCCATCGATCTAGGTCCGGTCGAAGCTGCCGCCATCAAGACGGCCGGCGGCAAGATTCGGCTGCGGCTCTTACTTACGGCGGATCAATTGGAGTCGATGCTGATTGCGGCGCGAAGTGACGATCCCGACGACGATGTGCGCAGTGTGACGCAGTGTGACGCACCAGAGAAGACTCAGACCAGAGAAGATTTAGATGATGAGGATGACGCGCGCGCGAGGCCTCAACCATTGCCGCCGACTGCGCCGGTAGGCAAGCCGGGCGAGAAGTTCGTCTACCAGGGCACGCGTGCTTGGGATGCATGGGTTGCTGCCGGACATCCGCCGACGCTCGCCGTCCGTCGTGAGCACGAAGGCCGCGTTCGAACGGGATGGAGTTTCCCTTCGCTATTTCCACCAACGGACGCAAAGCGGCCGTCCGAAGTCGCCTAACTCTCAAATCTCTATTTGCACGAAACGGGAAAAAGGAAAGTGGAGCGATGTTGATGGTCAATCAGAAGCTCGATGAGGTTCCCGGTCTGGCTGGGATGGTTGAACAGCGTGAACCTTCGGATATCGAACTCCGCTACTTCGTGATGTTGACCGAACCGAACAAGGAACTGTCGGCCGAGCGGCGGTTGATCAATTCAGGGTTCGATGCCTACGTTCCGAAGGAAACCAAGATCGTCAACTATGGTGTGAGGTCATTCGGCACAACCGCGATACGCAAGCGCGAGGTCACACGGCCTATCTTTCGGGGCTATCTGTTCCTGCCACTCAACATCGCCTGGAGCTTTGGACCGATCCATCGGTGTGAAGGGCTCAGGCCAAACGGCCGCTGTTTTTATGTGCATAACGGGAAGCACGTCACGCTGTCGGCGCGCGACATCGCTTTGCTTCGGTACATCGAAGAAGCCTTGGCACAGGCTGTCATTACGGGCTGCGAGTTCAAGGTGGGCGACAAGGTGAGGTATGCTGAAGGGCCGCTGGCCGATATCGTGCTGACGATTGCCAGGCTTGACGACGCCGAGCGAATCGAGTTGTTGTCTGATCTCTTCAAAGGTAGTTCAACACTCTTCGCATCCGCCCGCCAATTGCTACCAGCCTGAGAGGCCGAGAGGCCAAGTCGGCAAGAGTGGCCGACACGCTAGGAAGTCAGGCCCTAGCGCAGAGTCAAACCGACTACCGTTGGGCGGCGTGCCCGCAACCCCACCAAGCCCCGGCTCAGTCCGGGGCTTTTGTCGTTCATAGGGTATCCGGGCTGCTTACGCGGCTTGGCGTCTATGGAAGTGACCTCCCTGTTATCGACTTGAAGCCGCTCGGGCTGAAGAAGCTCGGGCGGCTTCCTTTGTGTAGGGATGAGGAAGCTAGGCCCAGCGATCAAGACGTTCGAGCATCGCAGGATCAAGCCCGAAGCAAAGACGGTCGATCCCTTCTATCTCTCCCCTGAGTATAGGGATTGGCGCACGCAGGTATGCAGGCGTGCTGGTTGGCGATGCGAGGCCGTAGAGAACGGCCAGCGATGCACGAAGTCAGCAGCGCGTGGTGATCGGATGTTTGCCCACCATAAGCAGGAGGTCAGAGACAGGCCGGAACTGCGCCTCGATCCCAACAACGGCGAATGCCGATGCGGAAGCCACCACTCCAAAGTTACGACTGACAACAGGGCGGCGCGGCTCTCCTCGCCGTAGGGGGGGGGTGGGTGAAAAGTTCCCAGCATGGGGAGCCCGAACCGCATGGGGGCTCAGCGACGGATTTTTTTTCGATGGATCAGATTTTTGACCTCTTTGGGGACCCGGTCCCGGCGAACTGGGGTCAGCGCGGCCGGCCCGAGCATGTCGCCACGCAGCAAAACCGGAATCGCGTCAGTATGTTGGTGGCACTTGGCTGGAGCAACAAGCGCATCGCCGCTGCCATGTTCATTACACTTCCGACGCTTCGGAAGCATTATTTTTCCGAACTGAAGTTTCGGGGTGTGGCGCGCGATCGGCTAACGGCCAACCTGGCGAACAAGTTCTGGTCTCTGTTCATGGAAGGCAACGTCGCGGCCGGCAAGGAATTCCGAAAGCTGCTCGAAGCGAACGACCTGATGCTTTACGGGCAGAATGCTCCGCCGGAGGCTCCTGCAGAGAAGCTCGGCAAGAAGGAACAGGCGCTCGTCGACGCGCAACGGCCGGATACCGGATCAACGCTCGGCGAGCTGATGGCGCAGCGCCAAGGCACGCTGCCGAATTGATTGCATGTGGGACCTAAGTTGTCCGGACTGGGAAAACCGCATTCGGGAGGGGCGGTCACTCATCCCCGATCTTCCGTTGAACGAGAAGGAGGCCGATCTCGGGCTTGCGATCTTCGACGAGTTGCGGCTGCCGGATGTTCCGGGGTTGCCTCAAATGAAGGAGGCCTGCGGCCCTTGGTTCCGCGAGATCGTGCGGGCTGCCTTCGGGTCGTGGTTTCCGGAACAACAACAGCGCTTCATCCGCGATATCCTGGCGCTGCTTCCGAAAGGCCAGTCGAAGACAACCTACATCGCCGGACTGCTTATCGCGCTGATGCTGATGAACCGGAGGCCGCGGGCTGAAGGTTTGTTTATCGGCCCGACGCAGGCGATCGCCGAGAATGCTTACGACAAAGCCGTGGGCATGATCGAGGCCTCGGCGGATCTGAAGCGCCGGTTCCGCACGCGCGATCACATCAAGACGATCTTGGATTTGGTGACGAACACCGAACTCAAGATCAAAACCTTCGACGTCAATATCCTCACCGGCACGATCCTGATCTTCGCCGTGCTTGAGGAACTTCATCTTCTGGGTCGCAACGCACACGCAACCAAGGTGCTGCGCCAAATCAGAGGGGGACTTGAGAAGACTCCTGAGGGTCTTCTGCTGATGCCGACGACGATGCCGGACGACATTCCGGTTGGTGCGTTTCGGGATGAACTGCATATGGCACGCAGAATTCGCAATGGCGAATATCGCGGGCGCGCGGTGCGGCCAATGCTGCCGGTGCTCTACGAATTTCCGCCGGACATCGCGAAGGACCCGGCCAAGTGGCAGGACCCGGCGAACTGGAACATGGTGATGCCGAACCTCGGGCGTTCGGTTCACAAGGCAAGTCTCGCTGCGGATTGGGAAACCGAGAGGACCAAGAACAGCCAGGCGATCCGCGTCTGGGCTTCGCAGCATCTCAACATTGAAATGGGCATCGGGATGCCCACCGATGGCTGGGTCGGTGCTGCTTATTGGGCCGAAGCGGAAGACGACACGATCACGGTCGAGACGCTGATCGAGCGCTGCGAGGTCATCATCCCCGGCGTCGACGGCGGCGGCCTCGACGATCTCTACGGCCTCACGCTGATCGGTCGCGAGAAGGAAACGAAAAACTGGCTGACATGGTCGCACGCGTGGTGTCATCGTGGTGTGCTTGAGCGGCGCAAGAGTATCGCTTCTCAGCTTGAGCAGTTTGATCGAGCGGGCGAACTCACCATCGTCGACAACAAGCTTCAGGATCATGCCGAGATCGTCGAGATAATCGGGCGTGTCAACGACGCAGGATTGCTCGGCTGTGTCGCCCTCGATCCGGAAGGCCCCTACGGCGAGTTGGTCGACGCGCTCGCGTTGATCGAGATCACGGAAGAAAACGAGCAGATCATCGGCGTAGCCCAAGGCTACAAGCTGATGAACGCGATCAAGACGACCGAACGCAAGCTCGCGAACGGCACGATGCGACATGCGAAGTCAGCGCTGATGGACTGGTGTGTCGAGAACGTCAAGATCGAGCCGACAGCGACGGCGATCCGCGCCACGAAACAGAATGCCGGCGACGCGAAGATCGATCCTTGGGCTGCGATGCAGAACGCAGCGACCGTGATGGTGCGGAATCCTGAGCCGCGTCGCGTGAATCCCGAAATCGCCGCGATGGTCGCCTGACCAATCGGAGAATCTAGGATGAATATGATTTTCAAGGCGGTCGCCGGAGGTGGCGATGGATTGGAGTTCGTTCTCTCGGACGAGACGGTCGATCGGATGGGGGATATTATCAGCGCGGATGGCTGGGTTCTCGCAAACTTCAAGAAGAATCCGATCGCTCTGTTCGGGCACAGCAGCTCATTCCCGATCGGGACATGGTCGAATATTCGCGTCGAGGCTGGCAAGCTGATCGCGCGGCTCAATCTCGCAGCGCGTGGCACGAGTGCCCGTCTTGATGAACTGATCAGTCTCGTCGAGCAAGGGGTGCTCCGCGCGGTCTCTGTCGGATTTATTCCGCTGAAGGCAGAGCCGATCGACGAGAAGCGCCCGTTCGACGGCACACGCTTTCTGAAACAAGAGCTTCTTGAAACTTCGCTGGTGTCGGTGCCGGCGAATCCGGCTGCGCTGCAGCTCGCGAAGTCGATGAAAATCTCCGACGAAACTTTGTCCCTAGCCTTTGGCGAGCATGCCGACGTGAGGCGGCGGGACATCACTGAAACTGGCGAGCACGCCGCTTCAACTCATCGGGCCAAAAGGGCACCATCTACCATGAAGACTCTCGCACAGCGCATCGTCGATGCACAGAACGACCTTGTCGTGAAGAAGGACAAGCTCGCCGAACTCACGAATGCCGAAGTTCTTGACAACGACGCGATCGTCGAACTCACGAGCCAGATCGACGGCGTCGAGAAGACCGTTACCACGTTGCAGGGTGCCGAAGCCAAGATCGGTGCCGATGCGGTCGATCCGACTCAGCAGAGGACTGTGCCCGCCGCGCCGCGCAAGCCGCTCGGTCACGCCGAAAAGGATGGCATGGACCTGCTCGTCAAGGCGTCAGTTGCACGCCTCGTGGCACATCATGGAGGCATGCCGCTGGAGAAGGCCCTTGAGTCGCGCTATCCGGGCCACGAGGCGGTTGCGATCATCGCGAAAGCAGACCAGACCATCGGCACCACGACGGGTTCGCATTGGGCCGACGATCTCGTACAGACCGCCTACTTCGGTTTCCTCCAGGCACTCGTCGGTCATTCGATCTTCCCGGATCTGCTCGGTCGTGGACTGTCGCTGACCTTCGACCGTTGGGGTACGCTTACGCTGCCGAGACGCACGGCGGGCACGGCCGGCGGTGGTTTCGTGGCCGAAGGTGCGCCGATCCGCGTTGGCAAGATCACCACGGCGGCGGCGAGTCTGACCCCGAAGAAGATGGGCGTCATCGTGGCCTTCTCGAAAGAATTGGCGAAGCGCAGCACTCCCGCGATCGAGGGCATCGTTCGGCAGGCGATCATCGAAGATACTGCGGCGATCCTCGATCCGATTCTGCTCGACGCCACGGCGGTCAGCACGGCGCGGCCGGCGGGTCTTCTCAACGGCGTCTCAGCGGTCGCGAGCGGGGTTGCCGGCGGCGACTATCTCGCCGTGAAGGAAGACATCAAGGCGCTACTCGCGCCGTTCCACACGGCGAACGCCGCGGATGGGATCGTGGTCATCATGAACCCGACGCAGGGACTCAACCTCTCCCTGATGGAGGGTCCGGTCGGCGATCCGAACTGGCTCCAGCGCATCAAGGATCGCGTGACGTTCATCGAGTCGACGAACGCGACCGCAGGCCGACTGGTCGCCGTCCGCGCCACCGATTTCGCGGGCGCAGGAGGCAATCCCGACTTCGATATCTCGGAGCAGGCGACCATCCACATGGAAGACACGACTCCGCTGGAGATCGTGTCGGGCACTCCGACCGTGGCCGATCCCGTGCGTTCTCTCTGGCAGACCGCCAGCGTCGGCGTGCGCATGCTCATGGATGTGAGTTGGACGATGCGCCGCACCGGAATGGTGCAGTGGACGGACGGCACGACTTGGTGATCGCGATCTGATCACGACGACGAAGAATGAGAGCCCCGGCGCGCGGTAACGCGCCGAGGCTTTTTGATTCATAGAGTGAGGGCTTGTCCTCAGCTGAAAATGGAAGGTTCAAACCATGGCCACGCGCCGCCACGTCGTCAGCGTCACCACTGCATCGGATGGGACCGCAACCGCCTACTCGCCGTATTTCGCCACCGGCGGGAAAATCGCGCAGATCAGCTACGTCAAGCCGGGCTCCGGCAGTTACGATGACGGTGTCGATTTCACTATCACGGTGGAGTCGACAGGGCAGACGCTTTGGACCGAAAGCGACGTGAACGCGACCAAGCATTGCTGCCCGCGTACTGCAACGCATTCGACCGCCGGCGTGGCTGCGACTCTGGATGGCACTCGCGCCGCGCTCGATGCTGTTCGCATCGGAAATCGCGACCGCGTCAAGATCGTGCTCGCCTCAGGCGGCAATGCCAAGGTCGGCGCATTCCATATCCTGGTCGAAGACTGATCGCCCACACTAATGACGGGCGGCGGGTTTGCCCGCCGTCTCTTCCCTCAATGTTCTGCGGAGATTGCTATGGGCGAACGCGAGACTTGGTACGTTCTGGAAGATGGCGCAGCTGTCCATCCGAGCGAAGTTACTGCCGATGAATCCGGACGACTTGTTCACGCAAGCGGCGTTGCTGTGGCGCTGCGCGGCGATGCGCACAGCAGCCGCAGCGTCGATCCAGACGCTGAGCGAGCAAAATCGAAAACGCGCGACATGAAGGCGGGTGAGTCGAAAAAACCCTATAAGACGCGCGAGTCGAAGTCCGACTGAACAGAATCGGCATGTGCGTTGTTGTCGTCGCGACCGACTGATCGGTCATCAACAACCGAAAAGGAACGCGACAATGAAGAACGAAGACATAAACGG